GATCTACTACAGATTTTGCATTAGGAGCATTTTCTGACACTACTGGTTATCCTTCTTGCGTAACCTTCTTTGAACAAAGATTAGTATTCGCAGCAACTTTATCTCAACCACAAACAATATTTTTTTCAAAATCTGGTGACTATGAAAACTTTGATGATAATTATCATGGCACAGTAGCTGATGATGATGCTATTGTTTATACAATTGCTTCTAACCAAGTAAATGCAATTAGATTTTTAACAGCAACAAGAACTTTAATTATTGGTACTGCAGGTGGAGAGTTTGCAGTTACAGGTGGTTCGACATCAAGTGGAGTTGCTATTACACCAACAAACATTGCAATTAATAAACAATCAAATCATGGTGCTGCAAATGTAGATGGTATTGCTGTTGGCAATGCTACTATATTTTTACAAAGAGCTAAAAGAAAATTAAGAGAATTAGCTTATAACTTTGATGTTGATGGTTATGTAGCTCCAGATTTAACTATCCTTGCCGAGCATATTACTAAAACTGGTATTACACAAATGGCATATCAAGAAGAACCTAATAGTGTTGTTTGGTGTGTTAGAACTGATGGTCAACTTTTAGGATTTACTTATCAAAGAGAACAACAAGTAACTGCTTGGCACAGACATATATTTGGTGGAGCATTTGGCAGCGGTAATGCAGTTTGTGAAAGTGTTGAAGTCTTACCTACTGATGATAGTGAATATCAAATATGGGTTATTGTTAAAAGAACTATTAATGGTGTAACAAAAAGATATGTAGAGTATTTACATAATTTAGATTTTGATGAAACAGATGATACAACATTTAATTTTTTAGATTCACAATTGTCTTATGATGGGTCTGCAGTTACAACTATATCTGGTCTTGCTCATCTTGAAGGTCAAACAGTTTCGATATTAGCAGATGGCGCAACTCATCCAGATAAAACAGTTAGCTCTGGATCAATAACTTTAGAAAGATCTGCAAGTAAAGTTAAAGTTGGATTAAGTTATACATCATTATTACAAACAATGAGAATAGATGCTGGTGGAGAGAATGGTACATCACAAAGTAAAACTAAAAGAATCTATGAGATTACTGCTAGACTTTATGAAAGTATTGGTGTGGAAATTGGTCCAGATCTAAATAACATGGAAAGAATACCATTTAGATCTTCAGCTAATCCAATGGATAGTGGTATTAATGTATTTACTGGAGATAAAGAAATAGAATTTAGAGGCAACTATGAAACAGATGGTTTTATATTTGTAAGACAAACTCAACCTTTACCTTTGACGATCCTATCTTTATATCCTAAACTTCAAACAAACGATGGATAGAATATTAAATATAGTTAAATACAAAGGTGAACATGGAAGATATATTATGAACCAACAAATGAATCATTTACTAATGGATAAAGATATGGAGTTTAATGGAAACCCAGATAACCTAGAACAAGATAATTTATCATTTACAGGTATGATTGATGGCAAACCTATCTTTGCTGCAGGTATGAAAATAATTTGGAGTGGTGTTGCAGAAGGTTGGGTGTTAGCTACTAAAGATGCTTTAGATCATCCTTTGTTAGTCGCTAAAGCTATTAAGAAAGATTTTGCACGAATAGCAAAAGAAAATAATATCAATAGAGTTCAAACTGCTGTAAGAGCTAACTATACAACTGGTTTAAAATTTGCTAAATGGTTAGGATTACAGGAAGAAGGATTAATGAAAAAATTTGGTTTTGATGGTTCTGATCAATATATGTATGCGAGGTTATTCTAATGAGTTGGCAGATGGCAGTAGTAGGTGCAATAGGTGCAGCACAAGTTCAACAACAAGGTGCTTATGGTAAGTTTAATCAAGCAGTTAATGATCGTAATGCTAAAGTTAAAGAACAAGAAGCTAAAATAATTGATGACAAACTAGCATTAGATTTATCTACATTTGATAAAGAATTTAGAAAACTTGAAGGATCAACTATAGTTCAAACAGCAAAATCTGGTGTTACTCAAGGCGGAACTGCAATGAGAATAAGATTATCTAATTTAGAAGAAGCTGAATTAGAAAGACAAAAAATAAAATATAATGCAGAAATAGGAAAATCAAGAGCATTTGAAGAAGCTAACTTTGCTAGAATAAGAGGTGATATAGCAAGACAAGAAGCTAGAACTTCTCAACTACGAACAATAACATCAACTGGAACATCATTATTAAGCATGATGGGATAACTATGCCAAAGATACCTACATATACATCAACAGGAACTATAACAACACAAGCTGCAAGTGTTGAATCTAATTTACAATTAGATTTAAACAAAACAACTGCATCTGCTTTAGCTCCAGTAAGTAAATATTTACAAGAAAGTTATATTCAAGAAAAAACTATTGAAGCAAATAATAGAGCCAATCAATTAGTAAATAGTTTTTATGAAGATAAAAAAGATAATCAAGGAAATATAATTCAAAAAGGTTGGTTGACTATTCAAAGTGAAGCAAAATCAAAACCTTCAGTTTCAGAAGCATCAGAATATTTTGATACAGAAATTGAAAATCTTTATAACTGGCATAAAGCAAATGATTTTAATAAATTAAATAATTTTGAAAAAAAAGCTATTGATAACAAATTTTATGCAACATCTGGTTTATTTAAAACAAAAGCTATTTCAGAAGCTAGAATAAATTTAATTAATGAAAATAAAAAAATTGATGATGATGCTTGGACTAAAGATACTCTTTTACTTAAAGAACTTGGAACAAGTTATATAGATCAACATAAAATAAACAATGCTAATAGAATTAATAGTAACCCAGAATATGATGAGGGTACAGCAAAACGATTAATAGAAGCATATAATGAAAAAGGTATAGAATTTTTAGCTACTTCTATGGCTAACAATAATCCTTTTCAATTTAAAGAAGCATTAAAAAAAGGTTTGTTTGATGATGTGTCTGCTGAACAAAAATTAAAATTAAATGAAGTTGCAGATGTAGTTATTAAAGAACAAAAATTTTCAGCTTTACTTGCTCCTCTTGATGTACCTTTTGACGCAGACCCTAGAGATTTTGTTATTGCAAATAAAGAAGTTGAAAACAAAACATTTGGCGGTAATGAAAATTTACAATCTATTTATCAAAGTTTAACTGTTTCTGAAAGAAATGAGTTTGAAAAAAAATATTTACAAAAAGCAAATCAAATTAAATCTGATAGACAATTACAAATATTAACATCTACTCAAATAGGTAAATTTGAAACAGCTCAAAAAACAAATCAAATTATGGAAGATTTTTATAAAAACAAAGGAACATATACAAATAAATTGCAAGAATTATTTCCTAATGATTCTGGAATAGTTGAACAATTAGTTGATTTTAATACAAAAGTTTCTGAAAAAACTGCAAACAATATATCTAAATTTGATAGCAATGATGATATAATGAAATTAATTGTTGATGATAAAATTAATACAGCATATGACAAGTTTCTTTTAACTGGAGAGACAGAACCTAAATCTATATTTGAAAGAGTAGGTACTCAATTAAATGTTGCTGATGTAAAATTTTTAAACAATCTTTTTTCAATTTCTAATGAAGAAAACTTTAAAGAAAACCATACAAAGTTTTTTGACTTTATGAATTTGTTTTCTTTAGAAGTAGCAGGTAGTTCAGCTTTAAAAGATTTAGATCCTAAAAGAGATTCAAGATTAAACGACTTTAAATATACTATGTATATTAGATATATAAATGGAATAAAAGAAGGCAAGACTCCAGATAAATTATTAAAAGCAACAAGAGGTAATAAAGATTTTATTGCTTATGACATTCATACATTTATTCCAAGTATGGATGATGTTTATAAAAGTATTAAAGACAATATTAAAGCTAGAGAAGATCTTCCAGAAATTCCTAATCAAAATAAAAAAACAAAAAAACAAATAGAAGAAGAGTTAGGAAGAACTATTACTATTGAAGAATACGAAGAAATAATAAAGGCAAACTAATGGCTACATTAGCAGATCAAATAAAATCTTTTGAAGAAGCAGGTTTTAGTTCACAAGAAATAACTGAATGGAAAAAAAATAAAGTTGAAAGTTTAAGTAAGGCAGGATTTACTACAGAAGAAATTGCAAAAGATTTAGGTCATAAAGAATTAGATTTAAAACCTATTAGAGAATTTTGGAGTAACATTATTAGTCTTGGAAAAGAAGAACACGAAAAAGCATATGTAGAAATACAACAGTTAAATGCTCAAAATGACGACACTCCTTTTATTCAAAAGCAAAAAGAAAAATTAGTTGGAGAAATATTTGAACCAAAAAAATATTGGGAAAGAGGATGGGATGCTGGTATTTGGGATTTACATCAATCTTATGTAAATGGTGAAGAAATGCCTTCAATGTATACAACTGAAAATCCAGAAGATACAGGTTTTTTAGAAAGAAACATTATGAATATTTCAAGACTAGTAAAAGACTTTCCTGTTTATGCAGTACCTACTATTGCTACTGGTCTTGCCACTAGAAAACCAGATGTTAGTTTAGCAACAGGTGCATTTGTTGCTGGATCATTAAGACAAACTTATTTAACAGCTTTACAAAATGATGAGGTAAATGGTTTTAATGAATTTTTTAGAGTTTGGACTAATGAAGGAATTAAAGCTGGAGCTACAGAAGCTGCTCAACTTTATGCTGCAACAAAGTTAGGTGGAATGTTTAATGGACCATTAAAAAAAACCATTGCTAGTGTAATAGGATTTGAAGGAACTGGAGCTGCTATTCATGGAGAAATGCCTAGCAAAGAACAAATGCAAGATAGTTTATTTTTATTTGGTTTGTTTAATTATGGTGGAGCTGCAATAAATAAATCAAAATATATAATAAAAAAAAATGATAGAACATTACCAGAATTAGCAGAAGATATAGTAACTCATAAAACTGTTTATGAAGATATTGCTAGTAAAACAAATACTAATCCTAGACATTATGGTAACGAAAAAATTGTAGAATATAAACCAGAAAAATTTAAAGAAGGTTTAAAATTTGAAACCAAAGAAGAACAAGCTATTTTTAACAAAACAAAATATTCAGAAAGAGAACCTGTAAAAACAATAGAAGGAGATATTCAATCTAAAAAACAAGCAATAGATGCGGCAGCAACTAAATATATTGATAGACTTCATCCAATAAAAAAAATAGTAGAGAAAGTACAAAATATAAAAAATACTAAAGATGCTTTAAATGTTTATGAACTGTTTAGAGTTTTATTAGGTGTAGAAAATAAAGCAGGTGCTGCTATTGAGAAAGGTACATTTAATGTTAATTTAAAAACAAATGGTAAATCTTTTAAAGACATATTAGATCCTTTAATTGAAAAAGGAGCAACATTAAAATTAAAAGAAAGAGATCAAAGAAATAGACAAACTTATGCAGAGTTCAATAATTATGCTATTTCAAAAAGAGTAGTTGAAAAAGGTAAACAAGATATTGAAACTGGGATTACTTTAGAAGTTGCTAATAAAGTAGCAAACAATTCAAAGTTAATTAAAAAATATGAAAATGTAAGAAAAGAATTAATTGAATACAATAAAAGATTATTAGAATACGTAAGAGATAAAGGTTTAATAACTCCAGAAACTTTTAAATCTATGGTAGAAATGAATAAAGATTATATTGGTTTTGCTAGAGTGATGGAGTCTATTGTAAAAGGAGAAGCAAAACAAGCTGTATCTCCATTAAAAGAAATGAAAGGATCTACAAAAGATATAATAGATCCAATTGAAACTACATATAGTAATACATTTGCTTTAATTAAAAAAGCAGATAGGAATGCTGCTATTTCAGAGTTTGTTACATTGGTTGAGAAAGGTCAAGAGAAAGGTTTATTTTTAGATATAAAAAAGAAAACTGTTTCAAAAAGTATTAAATTAGATGCAAAAGAATTAAAAGATTTAGGTATAGATACCTCTATGTTAACTGCAAAACAAATAGAAAACTTACAAGTATTTAGAAAAAATTTTGATAAAATTGGTGATGATTCCATTGGTGTTATTCGTAATGGTAAGTTTGAGGTTTGGGAAGTAGGTAAAGATCTTGCAGAAGCAATGAAAGATTTTGACCCTAGAGCTACACAAAATTTATTTGGTTTTATTGGAAGAAAACCTGCATCATGGTTAAGAGCTGGTGCTACATTAGCTTTAGATTTTGTTGGTGCAAACTTTTTAAGAGATACAGTTCAAGCATCTATATATAGTAAGTATGGTTTTTTTCCTGTTGTAAGTTCTATTAGAGGATTGTTTGATATTATTGCAGGAAAAACAGGTTTAAGTAAAAAATCTCAAAAACTTTATGAAGATTGGATTAAGTCTGGTGGTATGCAATCTACAATGATGTCAGTAGATAGAGCTATCTTTGATAAACCTGCATTTGATATTTTAAATAAAGGTCAAATAAGAAACAAAGCAGAAAATCCTATAGAAATATTGAGAGTTATTTCTGAAACTTTTGAAAATGCTACAAGGATTTCAGAATATAGAAGAGCTTACAATGCTTCTATAAAAAAAGGAATGACACATAAACAGGCAGTAGAAAGAGCTGGTTTTGAAAGTAGAGATATAACTTTAGACTTTGGTAAAATGGGAGTAAAGATACAAACATTAAATCAAATATCTGCATTCTATAATGCAAGAATACAAGGTTATGCAAAACTATTTGATGCTTTTAAAGAAAGACCAACAAGAGCTTTACTTGCTATAAGCGGTGGAATAATGATGCCAACTGCTGTTCTTTGGTTTTTAAATAAAGATGATAAAGATATTCAAGCTCAACCAGAATGGGTTAAAAGACATTATTGGTTAATAGCTACTGGAGAAGGTGAAGATAAAGTAATTCATAAAATACCAAAACCTTTTGATGTTGGTGTAGTCTTTGCTTCTTTAGTAGAATCTTTTTTAGATCATAATTTTAGTAAAGATGAAACAACTAGAAAACAATTAGATGGTTGGTTTACAGATTATTTGTTGCAAACAGGTAAAGGATTTATTCCAACACCTCAAGTAATATTACCTATATATGAAACTTTTTCAAATAAAAGTTGGTTTAGAAATACACCTTTAGTTCCAGAATATATTGCAAAAACTTTACCTAATGAAATGCAATATACTAATTATACATCTGAAACTGCAAAATTAATTGCAGCTACTGTTAATAAAATTATTGGAGTAGATACTAAATTTAATAATCCAATAGCAATAGAAAATTTTATAAAGGCTTGGACAGGTACACTTGGAAGATACGCAATTCAATTATCAGATAAAGCATTAATAGCAAGTGGTATGATTGATGATCCAATTAAACCAACTCAACCACTATCTTCTATGCCTGTATTTAGAGCTTTTCTTGCAAAGAGACCAGATCTACAATCTCAATGGATTACTAAATTTTATGAAGAATATAATGCTGTTGAAAAAATAAAAAATAAAGCAGCAGCTCTTGAAAAACAAGGTAAGGTTTTAGAATCTGAAAAAGTTAGAGAACAATTAACTGGTCAACAACTTCAATTATCTATTTACGCAGAAAGTATAAAAGAATATGGTGCAATAATAAGAAATACATATAATAATAAAGAATATACTGCTGAAGAAAAAAGAGAATTAATAGATTTATTTGCAGAACAAATGATATTAACTGCTAAAAAGTCTTTAGATTTATTGAATATAAAGGTTGATAATAAGGAATAATAATAATATAGAGATAATAATATGACAATATCATCTACTACAGTAAAGAACTCCTACTCTGGAAATGGTACACTCGATACCTTTAATTATACATTTAAAATTTTTGCCGACTCTGATCTTCAAGTTATCATTAGAGATGCTTCAGCTACTGAAACAGTAAAAACTTTAACGACTCATTATACAGTAACAGGTGCAGGAAATGCTAATGGTGGAACTATAGTATTCACAACTGGCAATATTCCAACTGCAACTGAAACTGTAGTAATTAGAAGAGCTGTTCCGCAAACACAAGCAATAGATTATATTGCTAATGATCCTTTCCCTGCGGAATCACATGAAGAGGGATTGGATCGTTCAATGATGTCAATCCAACAACTTCAAGAAGAAGTTGATAGATCGATCAAGTTATCAAGAACCAACACAATGAACAACACAGAGTTTGCTATTGGCGCAACAGCTAGAGCTGGAAAGATTTTTGGTTTTGATGACAATGGTGAACTTGTTGTATCTCAAGAACTAGGAACTTTTAAAGGCAACTGGTCAGCATCAACTACTTACAATGCTAGAGATATTGTAAAAGATACTTCAACAAATAATATTTTTTTATGTAACACAGGTCACACTTCATCTGGTGTTCAACCACTAACTACAAATACAGATAGTGCTAAATGGGATTTGTTAGTAGACGCTGCAAGTGCTACAACAAGTGCTACTAATGCTGCTGCTAGTGCTACGGCTGCTGCAAGTTCTGCTAGTGCTGCATCTACTTCAGCAACCAATGCTGCAACCTCTGCTACAACTGCAACTACAAAAGCAGGTGAAGCATCTACTTCAGCAACCAATGCTGCAACTAGTGAAACTAATGCTGCTACAAGCGAGACTAACGCAGCTACTTCTGCTACATCAGCATCTACTTCTGCAACAACAGCTACAACAAAAGCTACTGAAGCATCTACATCAGCTACAACTGCAGCCACTCAAGCATCTAATGCTAGTACATCTGCAACTAATGCAGCTACAAGTGAAACGAATGCTGCGTCATCTGCAAGTGCTGCTTCAACATCTGCGTCAAACGCATCGACAAGCGAAACGAATGCAGCTACATCAGCGACTACGGCAACCACTCAAGCTACCAATGCTGCAACTTCAGCTACGGCAGCTCAAACAGCTCAAGCTGCTGCAGAATTAGCATACGATAATTTTGATGACAGGTATCTTGGTCCAAAAGCTAGTGATCCTACATTAGATAATGATGGTGATGCTTTATTAGATGGTGCATTATATTTTAATACAGTAAGTAATGTACTTAAATATTATAATGGAACAACTTGGGGTGTAGTAGAATCTACAGACACAAGTAATTTAGCAACCAATGGATTTAGCATTGCAATGGCAATCGCTTTATAGTAAGGAGTAAACATGGCACAAAACTTTAGAAGATACACAAGCAATGATGTAGGAACTGGAGCTGCAACTTTATTTACAGCAGACAGTTATGATACTGTTGTTGGTATATCAGTTGCAAATATAACAGCTTCTGCTGTTGTAGCATCTGTATATATTAATGATGGTTCTAACGACATCTATCTTGTTAAAGATGTTACTATCCCTGCAGGTTCATCATTACAAGTATTAGATGGTGGAGCAAAGTTTGTAGTTCAATCTGGTGATGCTTTAAAAGTTATATCAGACACAGCTTCATCTTTAGATGTTTGGGTATCTACAGTAGATGCAATAAGTACATAGGAGATCAATGCCTTTTATTGGTAAACAACCAGCACCAGAAGTTTTAACTTCATCTGATATTGCAGACGATATTATTACATCTGCAAAATTAAATTATGCAGAAGCAACATTAACAGATCAAGCAACTATTACTTGGAACGCAGAAACACAAGATGTATGTAAAGTTACATTGGGTGGTAATAGAACTTTAGCTGCACCAACAAGTGGAACTACTGGACAATTTATTTCTATTTTAGTTGTTCAAGATGGAACTGGTGGAAGAACTTTAACATGGAACGCAGTATATGAATTTGCTAGTGATACTGCACCTACATTAACAGCTACTGCAAATCTAGGAGATGTCTTTGTGTTTAGATACAATGGCAGTAAATGGATTGAAGTTGGTAGAAATCAAGCACTAACATTGAGTTAATATGTACGCATTAGTAGAAAATAATACAGTAACAAAATTATTTACTTACCCTAAAGGGTTTGTATTAAATAATGTTCAATATTCATCAGACATTTTTACTAAATGGTCTATTGCTGAAAAAAATGCAATTGGTATTTATGAAGTAATTACAGATTCAACAAACAAAAAAGATGAACAATATTATATTAACACAAATGAACAATTTACTTTTGCTGATGGACAAGTCACAAGATCATGGGGAACTGCAACTGCAAAACAATTAGAAGACAGTAATGCAACAGATGAAAATGGTGTAGAACTAGACCCTGTTGTAGTTATTAAAGGTTTAAAATCACAAAAGAAAGATATTATAAAACAACAAGCTAGTGGTTTATTAGAACAAACAGATTGGTATAATCATAAAGCATTAGATGATGACACATATACTATACCTGACAACATTAAAACATATCGAGCAAATGTAAGAGCAAAATCAAATGAGATGGAAACTCAAATAGATGCTTGTACTAATGTTGATGAACTAAAAGCATTATACGAATACACAACACAAGAAGATGGAACTCAAACAAGACCACTAGCAGAATTTCCACAGGAGATTTAATGCCAATAAATAGTTTTCTCTATCCAGCAACACAAGTAGTAAGTGGTTACGAAGTTGCTAACTCATTAAGATTTAATGATGGTAGTAGTGATTATTTAAACAGAACACAAGGAACACCAACAAATGCAGATAAATATACTTTATCAGTTTGGGTTAAAAGATGTGGTTTAACAACATCTGATTATCATTATATTGCTTCTTTTGATGGTGGTTCAAATCCTAGAGAACATATAAGATTTAATGATACAACAGATCAATTAACATGGTACTTTAGAGATAGTGGTGGAACTGCAACAAGTTTAACAACAAACAGATTATTTAGAGATGTATCAGCTTGGTATCATATAGTTTGTTCTTATGACAGTACACAATCAACATCTTCAAATAGACAAAAAATATATATAAATGGAGTTCAAGAAACAAGTTTTTCTTCATCTGGTTATGTTGCACAAAATACAGATGCTAATTTAAACACAAATTCAAATAATATTAAAATAGGTGCATTAGGTGTTTCTTCTCCTAGTGCTGGTTTTTTTGATGGCTACATGGCAGAATATGTTTTTATTGATGGACAAGCATTAGACCCAACATCATTTGGAGAATTTGACGAAGATAGTGGAATATGGAAACCAATAGATGTATCTGGTTTAACCTTTGGCACAAATGGATTTTATTTAGACTTTGAAAACTCTGGTAGTCTAGGTGCAGATGTATCAGGTAATGGAAATAACTTCACAGTTAATAACCTTACAGCTATTGACCAGACAACTGATACCTGTACTAATAATTTTGTAACATTAAATCCTTTAGCACAAACAACAACAAAAGGAACTGTATCACAAGGAAATTTAGAATATGATAGACAAGGAAGCACTGCTAATTGGGTTGCAATAGGTTCTACTATTGGAGTTACAACAGGCAAATGGTATTATGAATATAAAGTTATAGATGCTGGAACTCCAAATCAAGGTTCACAAATAGGTTTTGTTAATTATGATGTTTCTAATTTTCAATCAGATTCTAGTAGTGATCTTTCTTCAACAGGAGAATATTCTTTTTATAGTGGTGGTGGTAATATATTTGCAAATGGTTCAAGTCTAGGAACATTTGAAGGTGGTTATGCAGATGGAGATATAATAATGGTTGCTATTGATTTAGATAATTCATACGCATATTGGGGTAAAAATGGTTCTTGGATTAATTCTGGAGACCCAACATCAGGCTCTAGTGGTACAGGTGGTTTTTCAATTACTGGAGTTGGTACAAATATTTTTGCACCAGCAATAGCACATAGAGAAGATGGTAATGGTCAAGCAAACTTCGGCAACCCACCATTCACAATCTCATCAGGCAACGCAGATGGTGATGGCTATGGAAATTTTGAGTATGCAGTACCATCAGGATATTATGCACTTAACACAAAAAATTTAGCCGAATATGGATAGGATATTATTATGAGTTATACAAATGGATTAGACAAACCATCAGATTATTTTAATACTGTTCTTTATACAGGTACAGGTTCAGAATTATCTATATCTTCATTAGATTTTTCTCCTGATTGGGTATGGGTAAAACAGAGAAGTGCAGATGCTTCTCACTTTTTATACGATAGTGTTAGAGGTGCAACAAAATCAATAAGAAGTAATAGCACCAACGCAGAAGCAACTGTTTCAGAAAGTTTAAAATCATTTGATAGTAATGGATTTACTTTAGGAACAAGTGCAGAACCTAATACTTCAAGTGGAACTTATGTAGGGTGGTCATGGAGAGGTTCAGATAGTTCAGCATCATCAAACACAGATGGAAGCATAACCTCAACTGTTTCAGCAAATCAAACTGCTGGATTTAGTATTGGAACTTACAATGGAACTTCTGCAGATAATACTGTTGGTCATGGATTAGGAGTAGCACCTGATATGATAATTGTAAAATGTAAATCAACTGCACATGATTGGGTAGTTTATCATTCAGCTTTAGGTAATGCAAAAATTTTAATTTTAAACGCAACTACTGCTGCTCAAAATGCTAATGGTTGGCAATATACAAGTCCAACTTCAACAGTTTTTTCAATAGATAATGCCGCAAACTCTTTAAATCAAAGTGGTCAATCATTTGTATTTTATGCTTTTGCTTCTAAAAAAGGCTACTCAAAATTTGGAAGCTACACAGGTAATGGTTCAGCAACCGATGGAACATTTGTTTACACAGGATTTAAACCTGCTTTTGTTATGATTAAATGCTCATCAGAAAGTGGCTCTTATACATCTTGGTCTATGTTTGACACTACTAGACAAACTTTTAATGTTAATGCTGGAAAAACTCTTTATGCAAATAAATCTTCAGCAGAAGGAGTAAGAGGTAATGGATCAGATAGTTCTACAACAATTCCTGCAATAGATATGTTATCAAATGGTTTTAAATGTAGAGTATTAAATGACGAAGTTAATAATACAGCAACATACATCTACATGGCATTTGCAGAAAATCCATTTACAACATCAACAGGAATACCTTGCACAGCTAGGTAAAAAGAATTATAAGGAGTAATTATGGCATATATAGGAAAACAACCAGTAATAGGAAATTTTCAAAAGTGTGATGCAATATCAGTAGTCAATGGTCAAGCTGCTTACACTATGCAAGTAGGTGGTGCTAATGTATCACCAGAATCAGAAAACCACATGTTGGTTTCTTTAAATGGAATATTACAAGCACCAGTAGATTCATTTACTATTAGTGGTTCAACAATAACTTTTGCATCTAATCTTGCAACAGGTGATGTAATAGATTTTATTATGTTGCTTGGAAATGTTTTAGATTTAGGAACACCATCTGACAATACAGTTTCACTTGCTAAACTAACAGCTACTGGAACTAAAGATGCTACAACTTTTTTAAGAGGAGATAATACTTTTGCAGAAGCTGGTGGTGGTGCTTGGAATTTAATTAGCACAACAACAATCAGTTCAGATGCAACTGTTTCTATTACAGGAATGGATAGTACATATAAAAATTATGTAATGATATTAAACAATTTACATCCAGCAACTAATAATGTTCGTTTACAATCAAGAGCAATTATAAGTGGCTCTCCTTATACAACTGGAAATTATTTTAGTATAATTGAACATAGTAGAACTGGAAATGCTAGTAATGAATTTGATAATAATGAGGGTCAAACTGCTTGGGATTTAACCCATGATGGTAATGGTATGGGAAATGCAAATTCAGATAGTATGAATATGATTGTTAATATATACAATCCATCAGATACAACTTTTGAAAAACATATTCAAACACAAGCTACTTACAATCATAATATTGTTAATAATATGACTTCAAGGAGTTATAGTTTAAACGCAATACATTCAATTACATCTGCTTTTACTGGATTACAATTTTTCTTTTCTAGTGGAAATATGGATACAGGAACAATTAAATTATATGGATTATCGTAGGAGAATTTATGCCAAGACAACATAACATTAATGGAAATAAAGTACCTTTTACAGCATCAGAAGAAGCTGAATGGAATGCTAAAGAAACTGCATGGAATAATGGTGCTTTTGATAGATCAATGAAAGATTTAAGAAATAAAAGAAATCAATTATTATCTGAAACAGATTTCTATGCAAACTCTGATGTAACTATGTCAGCTGAAATGACTACTTATAGACAAGATTTAAGAGATATAACTAATGGATTAACAACAGTTGAAGAAGTAAATGCTGTTGAGTTTCCAGAAAAACCATAGGAGTTTAAATGGCTCTTAACTTTGCTAACAACAACTCCTTATCAGCAATAACATCATTACCAGCTTCTATTTCTGGTGGTGGTATGACTTTAATATCTACACAAACTGCATCAAGTTCATCTACAATATCTTTTACATCTGGTATTGATAGCACCTATGATGAGTATGTGTTTAAGTTTTATGATATTCATGCTGGAACAGATAATACAGATTTTATGTTTAATGCTAGTATAGATAGTGGTTCTAACTATAATGTAGTAAAAACAACTACTACATTTCAAGCATATCATAATGAAGCTGGAAACGATCAAGCATTAGGATATGATACTTCAGATGATTTGGCACAATCTACTGCATTTCAACAATTATTAAAAAATATAGGAAGCGATAATGACCAGTCTGGTGCTGGAACTTTAACCATTTTTAATCCTAGTAGCGATACGTTTGTTAAACATTTTATAGCAACTGGAAACTCATATAATCATAATGATTATGTGACAAATACATTTACTGCTGGATATTTCAATACACAATCAGTTATAAATGCAATTCAGTTTTCTATGTCATCAGGAAACTTTGATGGAGTAATAAAATTATATGGGATTAGTTAAATACAACAACAATAGCATAAGTGCTGTAACCTCTACAGGATTAGCAACAGGAAGCCTAGTACCTATTAAAACTTTAACTGCTAGTAGTTCAGCAACATTGTCATTCGTACATGGAACTGATGGAGTAGTCTTGGATAGCACATATCCTATTTATGTATTTAAGTTTATAAATTGCCACCCAGCAACTAACAATGCTAGTTTTACTTTTAATATGAGTGTAGATAGTGGTTCTAATTATAATGTAACCAAAACAACTACTTTTATTCAAGCATGGCATAGTGAAGATGATTCATCTACAACTTTACAATATTCAACTGGTAATGATTTAGCACAATCAACTGCTTTTCAAATATTAGGTTATGGAATTGGAAATGGAAATGATGAATCTATATCAGGAGATTTACATTTATTTAATCCTAGTTCTACAACTTTTGTTAAACATTTTACATCTAAAAATAATAATTATTATGAGGGAAATTATAGTATAAATCCTTATGTAGCTGGATATGGAAACACAACCTCTGCTGTTAATGCAATTCAGTTTAAGATGTCATCTGGCAACATAGATTCTGGCACAATAAAACTATATGGAATAAAGGATAGTTAATGAGTATTGTAAAATTAAACAATCAAGCTGTAAAAGACGCAACTGCTTTTGGTTCTATATCAAGTTTAGGCAGTATGACATTTATTAAAAAGCTAACAGCTTCTAGTTCTGCAACTTTATCTTTTGTTGATGGCTCTGATGGTGTGGTGCTAGATGATACTTATAAGGAATATGTATTTACATTTAATAATATTCACCCAGCAACTGATACAGCACAATTTAGTTTTAATATGAGTATAGATACTGGATCAAATTATAATGTCACAAAAACTACTACTTATTTTAGAGGTTTTCATTCAGAAGATAATAGTACAGCATCTCTTGCTTATCAAACTGGAGATGATTTAGCACAAAGTACAAATTTTCAAGTTTTAACTGGATTTTTAGGAAATGGAAATGATGAATCATCAAGTGGAACTTTACATTTATTCAATCCTAGTAGTACTACATTTGTTAAAAATTTTATAGCAAGAAATAATGAATACATTTTTAATAACTCAACTAGAGATAGCCTTGTAGCTGGATATGGAAACACAACAAGTGCAGTAGATGCTATTCAATTTAAGATGTCATCTGGAAACATAGATGCTGGAGATATTTGCCTTTATGGTATTGCTTAACAATTAACAATGGAGTATAAAAAGATATGGCAAGACATCACAATATAAATGGGAACATAGTTCCTTTTACAGCAGAAGAAGAAGCAGCTAGAGATGCTGAAGAAGCACAAGCTGTAATAGACGCACAAGCTAGACAAGATGCAGAAGATGCCAAGAAAGCTAGAATAGAATCTGCTAAAACTAAACTACAAGATTTGGGTCTAACACTAGACGAAGTTAAAGACGCATTTAATATCTAACAATGAAGTTTATTCTGATACTACAGTTATGCTCTGCATTATCAGGAACTTGCGAAACTCCAAAAAAAGCATCAATACAATTTGATACATTTTATGATTGTGGTGTTGGTGGTTATAGTATTGCTGGATCAAAATTAAAAGAACTAGATCATAAATTAGTTAATCAAGAAAAACTTTATATTAAGTTTGG